ATAAAAAATAATATCCAAGTCCTAATGTTGGGGTAAGAATATTTAAAGCCGCACCTGTTGTTCTGTAATTTAGTCCGGGCATCGCTTTAGCTTCAACCAAACCCAATTTAGCACCTTCACTCATTTGCTTGATGGCGGCATCTTGTGGTGTGCCTTCAAATAACCTAGTGTATGTGTTTGCAAAATTCTTATCTTGTTCTAGATTCTTTGCAAATTTCAACATATTGTCAGGTGTGTTTACCATCGCCTCAAGATAGCCATATCTCAACGCATCTACAATTTCTTCCGCTGGTTTTTTTGATAAATTTGATGCGGCACTGACAGACTTATATAAATTAAGAATAGGAGTTTCTTTTCCTGCTGTAAACAAATATGCACCAACTTCTTCTGGGTTTTTTGTTAACGCTTCTTGTATTGCGTCAGTTTGAAGACCTTGGATTCCTTGCCTATAAGTATCAGTAACATCTCTATATTTTTTAAGAGTATCACCTTTCAAGGTTTTATTAGCAGAAAAGTCCATAGCCTTATCAAACTCAGAAATTAATTCACTTATTGTTTGTGAGGCACGACTATCTTTTTCGCTAGAAACACGAGAATTGTATTTGTCTCTATTTTCTGCAAGCCATCGACTTCTAATTTTATGAAGCGAAGGAACATCTAGTTGATTTGGCAACACCTTCATTTCATTGAGAATAGATTTTTGACTGTTTGTCAACGCAGAAGGATTTGCCAACAATTTATCAGCAAATGATTTGATGCTAAAGGTTGTGACATTAGATGTTGTGTCAGCAAAAATATCCTTATATAGTGAATCAACTGAATCACTTAATGATTTTTCACCTTGCTTGATAAAATTTTGTAAGATTTGACCAGATGAATATTGAGAAGATGTGTTTGTCCTCAAAGCCATGTCAAGCTCAGGACTTTTTACAAGAGACTTCAATATATCCTTAGAACCTGTCATCAAGGCATCTTGGATTTCTTTGTCTTTGTCTTTAAATACGCCAAATGTTACGGGTGTATATACAATTCCTTCTAAAGCGGCAAATAAGTTTGCACCTGTTCTCTGACTTGCTGGCAATGTTGAGTTGTATCTTTGTAAAAATTCTTCTGCGGCTTTGTTTGCATCAGGTGCATTTTTAGAAGTGAATCCAAGTTTGTCAGCACCAAAGCGCAAAACTTTGCCTAATCCTTTAAGAACAAGGTTGCCACCAGCATCCCATGCGGCTTCTTCAATTCCAGCTTGGGTTGCTAATGATAAAGATGGAGTCTCACCCCTAGAAACTTGTTCGTAAAGCTCACCTCCAAAACCACCAACACCAGCACCAACAGTACTAAGTGGAAATGGAAATGGTGCTCCAACCGCTAACCCTCCTAACTCTTGAGCACCAAAAGCATCTCGCTGACGGTACTCAGGACTCAGAATAGATTTGCTCATATCTACATTTGAGGGTTCTGTCTTGTCCCCAATCAGAGGAAAATTGCTTACATCAAATTCGTCAGACATTTCAGCCTCCAATATACAATTCTTTTTTCAGTTGATTGATTTCAGCATCTTCTTCCGGTGTCTTGGATTTTTTACGCTTGACATTTGTAACCAACTCTTGCAATCGACCAAGTTTGTTTTGGAATTCAATTCTTTGGTCGGCTTCATTAAATCCAATCAAAGATTCTTTGTTTGTTTTCTTGTATTCTTTTGCTCTGTTGTAGGTGTACTCATTTTCTGCCAAATCAACCTTGAGTAACCCAACCAATCTCTTGATTGTTTCTGGTTGTTGCAAAGCATTAGGCGCAGTCTTTTCCAAACTTGCCAATTCTTTTGCCGCCAACGAGCCGGGATAATTCTTGACCAAAGGGAAAATGTATCTAGTACCCATCGCTTGAATAAGCTGAGTATTTGATGTGGCATTCTTTAGGTCGCTTCCAACAGGAATTCCAAGAGAAATCAAAGCACCAACAACAGCTTCTTTTCCTTCTGCAAACTTTCCTGTAAATGCGTTTTCCAAAGAAGTTTCAAGCGTAGCAATATTGCGCTTTGATGCAGTTCCTGCCGCAACAGCAGAACCAAGATTTTTAAAGTTCTCGGCAGTATATTTACCAGTTTCTTCAGCTTCTTTCTTCTGTCCAGCCGCAAGAGCTTTACCAAGAATTCCAAAACCTTCACCAAGAGATTCTTCTAAGGATTTGCCTTTTGTCAATTTGTCAATTCTTGCTTGAACAATATCGTATTTCTTTTTATCTTTAACAGGGTCAAGCACATCCAACTCTGCCATCAAGTCAAAGATTTCTTCAGTTGGTCGTTTCTGAGTTCCTTCAATCGCTTGAATATTATCCTTAAGTTTTTGTATGGTTTCTTTGTCTGGGTTAGGGGCAGTTTCAGCTTTACGCAAATCTTCCTTAAGTTTTGTAAGTCTTTCTGCCTTAACTTCAAATTCGTATGGCTTATCAACTTTTTCTGATTTTTGTAATTGTGTTTTTTCTAATTCCAAGTCTTGATATTCAGGACTATCTTTAGACAAATTTCTCTGTGCCGCATTTATCTCACGGATGCGAGTGGCAACCTGTAAAGGTTGAGAAATAGATAGTTTGCGCTCTTTATTTGCTTGTGCAATTTTTATTAACGATCCTCTTGCATTGTCAGCAATCTTCATCGCCAAATCAGGGGCAGTTCTAGCGTATTTCTGAGCAACCATTAATTGTTGTTGAGGGTCACTTGGGTCAAGTTCACTCAAGATTTGCTGTTGCAAACCAATCATCTGCAATTGAGGGTCTTTGCCACCCAAAGCACCACCAACCACATCACCCAACTGTTGACCACCACGATAGAAGCCATAGTCTGCTTGTTGCATAGGTGATAACTGTGCAAACGCCAATGCACGATTACGCATTTCTTTTTGACGACCTTGGAGATATTGCATCTCTGCCGCACGGGAGATTTCAGGACTAAACATTCCACCCACAACAGATGGAGGTGCTTGTCTTACTGACAGTGCTGAGTATGGTTCAGCATCTGGTATGAGTTGAGTATTGTCTAATACTGCTGGCTCAAAAGTAGATAGATCACTGCTTCTACCCATAATTTCGTCAAACCTTTGTCTTGCCAAATCAGCTTGAGTAATTCTGTTTTGTCCTGCTTGCAATGCTAAATCGTCAAGAGTTTCACTTGCACTTAAAGGAGACGCAAAAAGTCTATCCATTGGAATGGTGTAACCGTTTGTCATGATTTACAACTCCCCATAATTTCTATAATAGCCAGAAGATAAATTATTCACAGGAATAGACGCTTGATAAGCATCTGAAAAAGCCTGTTGTTGCGGAGGATTAAAGTATTTCTCTAACCCTTGTTGCACATAAGGATTGTCAGCAAGCCCCATCAATGCTTTACCAAAACCACTACCAGCCGTACTTTGAAGGGTTCTTGCCGCACCAAGTCCACCAGTCAACAATGCTTCTCCAACATTAGCACCAGCAGTAGCCGCACGACCGCCTAGCTGTGCGCCTATATCTAATGGCTGTTGACCAAGAGACTCAATGGTTGAACCAGCACCCAAGTAAGCACTGAATGGACTCAAAGCACCGACTTGACCAGCTTGGTACTGACCCATCAACTGTGCGCCTGAACCCAACAATCCTGCACCAAAAGCCACATTTTGCTGACCAGCTTGTTGAGCCTGTGATGCCAATTGCAAGTCTTGTTGCGCCAATGCGTTGTAATACGCTTCCATCTCAGGACTAGTAGCACCCAAACCACCAGCACCACTTGGGCGCAACCCTGTAGCACCTACAGACAAGCCACCACGACCTGTTTGGAACAACTGGTTTTGCAACTGGGCATATTGACGCTCACGGCTAGGCGCAAGCAAGTCTTGTTGTTGTTGAATGTACTGAGCCGCTACTTGTTGTGGAGACTGCTGTAGGTACTGCTGACCCAATCCAAACAGTCCTGTAGCCCCTTGTTGAAGCGGAGCATACTGTTGACCAGCCATCTCAGCTTGAGTTAACGCACCGCCTGTAAGAGCCTGTAATCGGTCTTGATAGGCTTTGAGTTCAGGAGAGACTGTGTAACCAGCACCAGTTAGATAACCGCTTGGGTCAAACTGAAACTGAGAAGTGCCGTAGCGAGTGGTTACACCAACAGGGCGAAACTTAGCCGCTTCAGCCGCAATTCGTGCAGACTCAAGTTGCGCTCTAGCTGATTCTTGTGCGCCTCTCTCAAGGGCTTTACTTTGCATTGAACTGCCAAGGAGTGATGCTCCTGCTCCAATTCCTGCCGCTATCATTACTGGCATATCAATCTCCCTTAATCAAAATTTCATCCACTTTAGACGGGTCTTTCTCGTCAGTGGCGTGAATACAAAACCAAACACAATCTGTTATCGCTTTGACTCCATGAGTCAACCCTGCTTTAATTTCAATACACGCTGGTGCTTCAACAATATCAATCTCATTTCCACGCAATACAGCAACCTTACCCTGTGCCAATATCGACAAGTGGCTGAAGTCATGCGTATGCTTCAAGATAGCCATGCCAGCAGGAAAACATGACTGCTTGGCATACAGACCGTCAGAGAAGTGATGCAATATTTCAGGGTTTTTCATGCCGTTCTTTTCCAGATGTACACAGTAATGTATGGCTGGTAGTTTGCATTTGTGCCACTTGAACCAGCACTAGCAACAGTTGTTGTCGATGTAATGTTTGCTGTTGCCGTGCTTGTTGTGTGACTTCCTGTGAAATTCTGAACACTATCAGGGCCAGATGTTGTTCCAAACACGCCAGCCGCACCATTGTCAGTATGTGCGTGACCAGAATCTGTCGATGTTGTAGTCGCTGTGTGAGTGTGGCTAACAGTAATTGCATCTGCACTACCACCAGTTTCTTCAGCAGTGTCAAACAGTGCATTACCCGCATCAAAACCAACCATGACACGACCAGCACCAAATGCAGTCCATGTACCAAAGCCTAGCAATGTCGCAGGGTTAGTGCTAACAGAAGCATTTGTGTAGATTGAACCTACTGGATACAACAAAGCAATTGCCGCTTGAACAAAAGCAGTGGTTGCTATTGCAGTTGTATTGTTGCCAGAAGATTGAGTAACAGCAACCGTACCTGTTGGCAATGTGGGCGTACCAGTAAAGGTAGGACTTGCCAAGTCTGCCTTAGTCGCAACAGCAGTAGCAATGTTGTTGAACTCAGTATCAATCTCAGTACCTTTGACAATCTTCAAAGGATTGCCAGAAGCTAAAGCATCCTTGGTTGCAAAGTTAGTGGACTTTGTATAATTGCTCAAAATTATTCTCCTTTAACTCAGTTTGCCTTGTTTGGCAAGAATCTCAATCTTTTGAATCGACAAAGCAGTGCCATTGATATCAGTCTCGTAGCCTGTTTGCACAATCTTTCCAGCACCAGATGCGGAAACAGTCAATGTTTGAATAGCAACACCATCAGAATAATAAGCAATCGTTGTGGCATTTGCCCCATACTCGGCAATACCGTAGTAATAAACATCTTGCTCTGGAATCGTTGCGTTGTCAGACAAGTAGTTGGTTTTGAAGTCAAACCCCCACTTGAATGTCACTGTTTGGTTTGTGCCACCAATCACAACCGTAGACAACTTCTTCAAAATTGAAGTCACATTCTGATTGCCAAGATCAGCATGATTGGTGTAATACAGCATCCGATAGGAATCGGTGTGGTCTTGGTAAGTGTTGTACAAAGCCACATAACCATTCTGACCCAACAACAAACTACCATCACGCTTAGACAACAAGGCTGTAGGCGTGATTGAATCCCAAACCGTTACTCTAGCCGCACCATCAGGCAAATAAGCCTTGGTATCAAACACCCAAGTAGTGTCAATGCTTGGAGTCACCAACAAATAAAACGCCTGTTTCTCACTGTAAACAGACTTAATGTTTGCCATTGTCTCGCCAGCTACCGTACCCATCAAGTCGTTGCGAATGTTCTTAGACAAGTCTCTCTCAGGCGCAGACTTCTCTTGAATTGTTCTCATCAACGATCTGACACCAGAGTTTGATAAGAAAAGCACATCAGTGCTAGTGGTTTGAATACTGTCTCTGGCAATGCAACCAATACCCTCTACAGTGTCGCTCAACTGCATGGTTGCAGGGGTAGTGGCATTGGCATACACCAAGATTTGACGCTTACCAAAGATGAACAAGAAACCATTGTGTGCCGCCAAACCAGTGATCTGGTCTGAACCATTTACCCACACCCTTGATACATCCAAAGAACCAGCAGTTCCTGTTGACCAAACATGACCAGCAATCAAGTCACTGAAGAAAACAGTTGAATTGTCGGAATTAGTGTTTGCCGCCCACAACCTACCAAATGCAGAAATCACAATGTCTGCATCAGGCACTGTAGCCACATACCCTGTCTTCTCAGACACCCTACGATATGTTGTAGTAGATACAGCAGGGTCATAGATCAGTGCGTTAAAGCCTGACTGAAAGAAATAAGTGATCTGATTTAAAGAGGCACATTGCCAATTGCTTGCGGTAATGGTTGGTGCAGTACCACCACCCCCGTAGGTCAATTCCACAACATTGTTTGACCCATCAAGTTTAAACAGCTTGTTGTTGCCAGTGAAAAGAACAGTCAAAGAACCATCTTCTTGCACTAACTCATGGATGACCTTAACATCATTTGCACCAAGGTTGCCCGAAGAAGCATTTACCCTTGACCAACCTTGTCGTGAACCAATACGACCATACTGGTCAATGATGCAGTTTGTCGCAACCAAGGCAAAGCCAGCATTCAAATCAAGAGGCGAGTCTTGAGTGTTCAACCCATAAAAGCCGGGGGCTGAGATGCTGTAGGCTTGAATTTGTTGGCTCATATCGCAACAAACTCCCCTGTGTCTGGGTAACGAGTGCCTTCTAAAGCAATGTGGTCAGAGAGCATTGACTTGTACAACAAGTACGCTTCAGATGAAGACAAACCACCATCCTCACCACGCTCTACCAATGCCCTTGCATAAGCATTTTGAGCCACCAACACATCAGGAACAAGAACACTTGTACCATCAGCAGAGAGTGTGGCTTGAGGCACTGTCAATGCAAACTTGATTGAATAAACACCATCTGGTATTGGAAACAAACTGACCTTTGTATCTCCATTACCATCTACACCATCAAAGGTGAATTCAGTTGGAATAGCGTTGACCAAAGGCAAGAAGTTTTGTTTGCGGTTCATGTCC